CAAGTATGAGTACCTGCGTGAGTATTGGCCAGATGACACTCAGACGGGGCTGCCGGCGTTTTATTGTGATTACGACTTCACCCACTGGCTCGTGGCTCCTACACCCGCGGCAGCGTACTCGTTTCAGGTGCTGTACTACGAACGGAACCAGCCGCTAGATTCGGCGAATCAATCCAATTGGTTTACGCAGTACGCTCCGCAGGCTTTGCTTTATGGTTCCCTGCTGCAGGCCATGCCGTTCCTAAAGAACGATGAGAGAATACCGGTGTGGCAGTCTATGTACGACAAGTCGATTGCGCTGCTCAAGCAGGAAGATCTGACGCGGGTCGGTGATCGTCAAACCATAGTGAAAGACTCATGAGTTACAACAGCCCGTTCACCGGCAACGTCATTCAACCGACTGACGTTTCATATGCCGCATATGCTCTAACGTCTACGACGGGGACCATTCAACTTGAGTGGCCACTGAACGGTAACGACACAGACTTCGTCGCCGCACGGGTCATGCAAGTCAGCACGACCAGTACGTCCTATGAATTGTGGATGCCACCGGCCAATCAAGTGTCGGTTGGTCAGGATGCGCTGATCTATAACACCGGCGGAGTAGCGCTGACGGTCAAGACGTTTGGCGGAGCCAGCACGATCGTTTCTATTCCGGCTTCAGGGGGAAGTGCGCAGTACATCTTCGTCACCTCTAACGGGACCACGACTGGAACGTGGGGGGTGATTGCATTTGGGTCCACTACGTCCCTCGCGACGGCTTCAGCGCTCGCCGGATTCGGTCTGACTGCTATCGGGGCGACTCTGAACCAGACGACGCCTGTGACGACGTTTGCGTCTACCTACACGCTGCTTGCGTCCGATCGCGCATCTACTTATGTGTGGAACGGCGGCGCGGGGACGTTGAGTCTGACTTCGGCCACGACGTTAGGAAACAACTGGTTTGCGTTTGTTCGTAATGGCGGGAGTGGAACCCTGACGGTTTCCCCGAGCGGCGGGAACCAGATCAATGGATCGGCATCGTTGGCGTTGCAGCCATCGGACTCTTGTTTGATTGTTTGTTCGGGGTCAGCGTTCTTTACGATCGGTCTCGGGCAGGGAACCCAGTTCTCGTTCACGCAGTTGACTAAGTCAGTTGCGCCGGGGGGTGCGTTCACCCTTTCGAGCACTGAGGCTGCGAACGTCATCCAGAAGTACACGGGTGCATTGTCATCGAACGTCACGGTGACGATGCCGCAGACGGTTCAGATCTATTACATAACGAATCAGACAACGGGTCCTTATACGATCACGTTCACGACTGGGGCCTCTGGGGGTGCTACGGCGACCGTGCCGACCGCGCAGCAGATCATCCTACTGTGTGACTCGGTCAACCTCTTCAACGCCTCTACAATCGCGGCAGGGGCTACTGCGGTCACGTTATCTAACGGCGCGGTCGGGGCGCCGGCGTTGAGCTTTGCGAGTGAGACAACGACGGGTGTTTACCGGCCTGCGTCGGGTGAGTTTGGGATCTCGATCCTCGGGGTTCAGCGTCTTGACGTAACTGCTTCAGGGATTACGGTGACTGGGGCGGGGACATTTTCTGGCGCGGTATCGGGAACCACGGGGACGTTCACGAGCGGCGTTTCTGGTGGGACCTTCCCGTGACCGCAAAGGTATTCGCGCTAGACACAAAGCCGGGCATCCAGAGGGATGGAACGACCTTTGACAAGGCGTTTTACGTTGATGGCCAGTGGGTAAGGTTCCAGCGCGGCCGGCCAAGAAAGGTTGGCGGGTACGCAGTTATCTCGAGCCAACTGAACGGACCCTCTAGAGGGGTTTGGGTTAATCCCAACAACGGCTTCAATCAGATCTTCAGCGGGTACAGTGGCGGACTGCAGGCGCTGACGGTTGACAACAACGGGGTCGGTGCCGGGGTTACGGATTACACCCTGTCCAACTTTACAGCGTCGGCCAACAACCTGTGGCAGTTTGATGGGTTTTTCGATGTTGCTGGATCTGGGGTTGCCTCCATCCTTGCGCATCCGGGCCAGAACCTTACGCAAACTGACTCTACGACCAACACTCCGGTCTTGATTGGCAACATCAATGGCACAAGTTTATCCCAAATCGGGATATTTTCGACGGCCAACTCGTACTTGAATAGTACGACGGATGTCACTATCCCTACGTCGAACACGCTGATCAGCGCTGGTCAGTCGGTCACTGGAACGGGCATTCCTGCCAACACAACGGTTTCAACGTCGGTTCTTGCTAACGGGGCATTGGCCACGGTGGCAGTAACAGGAATTGCGGGTCAGTGTTCCTGCGCGAGCACGTCCGGATTGTTTATTGGTCAAACGGTGTCGGTCACCGGGACAAACACCGGAACGGCCACAGGTATTACGTCTGGCGTAACGTACTACATCATCGCTACCAACTACGCGACGACGTTTCAATTGTCTGCCACCTCGGGCGGCGGAGCGATTGTGACTACAGCGGGGTCAACAACCGGCCTGATCTTTACGATCGGCAACTACCAGAAGGTGACGTTGTCTAACGCTGCGACAGCGAGTGGCGCGTCAACCCTAACGTACAACAACAATGTCTCGGTATCTGGTGGAGTTGTTAGTTTGCACCCGTACATTTTTGTGTACGGCAATAACGGCTTTATCAGAAACTCCGCCGCAGGCAACGCTCAGGATTGGGTGTCAACGGACGCCAATGAGGTCAACGTAGCGACCGGTAAGATCGTTCAAGGGTTACCTGTTCGCGGTGGATCTAACGCACCATCCGGTCTTTTCTGGAGCCTTGATAGTCTGATTCGCGTGTCGTATATCGGCGGCACGGGGAACCCGGTTCAATACTGGCGGTATGACATCATCTCCAGTCAGTCCTCCATTCTTTCGTCTCAGTCCGCCATCGAGTACGACGGCACCTATTACTGGTGTGGCGTTGACCGGTTCTTGCTGTACAACGGCGTGGTCAAAGAGATCCCGAACACGTTCAACCAGAACTACTTCTTTGACAACCTGAACTACAACCAGCGCCAAAAAGTGTGGGTTACAAAGGTTCCGCGTTACGGTGAGATCTGGTGGTTTTATCCCCGCGGTGACGCGACTGAATGCACAGATGCCATCATCTATAACGTGCGTGAAAACGTCTGGTACGACGCAGGACAGGCCCTAGGATCAAGAAGATCCGCTGGGTACTTCTCTCAGGTTTTAGCTCAACCTGTGATGGCTGGCTGGGAAACTCCGGAGCTTGACGTTGTGTACTCGGGCACGATGCCAACGGTCAACGGAAGTTTTGAGTTGCCACAAACAACGGCTATCACCTCGATTGGGTTGACGCAGTTGGTGACCGGAACCAACATTGCGGCGAATGCACAAGTAAGCGCGATCAGAAGTGATGGGATTCAGACGCTTAACACGCTCGTCGGTGGTTCTGGTTACGTCAACGCCACCTACACGAATGTTCCTCTCACGGGCGGAAGCGGTGCGGGGGCGAGAGCCACAATCGTAGTAAGTGGAGGCGCGGTGACTTCGGTGACCGTTACGGTGTTCGGAGCGGGGTATCAGGTTGGCAATACGCTGAGTGCTTCAAATACCAATTTGGGAGGAAGCGGAGCGGGTTTTTCTATTCAGGTGAGCGCTCTGTATCCGCAGGTAATTGTGATGTCACTGGCGGCGATTGCGACGGGTTCTAACACGGTGACGTTCACGACGAATCCGAACCTGATCAAGATGTGGCAGCACGAGAGCGGAACGGACGCGGTGGACGGTCAGGATGTTTTGGCCATCAACTCGTACTTTGAGACCAACGACCTTGGTTGGGTTTCAGGTGGACCGTCAGAAATTGCGATGGTGGGTGAAAATCGTTGGCTGAGATTGGAGAGAATTGAGCCTGACTTTGTCCAATCTGGTGATATGACGGTTGTTGTTACTGGCAGGCCGTTTGCTCAGGGTGGTGACGTTGAGTCTACAGAATATGGGTTTGGCCCGGACACCGGCAAGGTGGACATGAGGGAGCAGAGACGGGAGTTGAGGGTTCGATTCCGGTCTAACGTCGCCGGTGGTGACTATCAGTTGGGTAAGGTTATTCTGAGTGCCACCATCGGTGATGTGAGGCCTTACTAATGGCTCAGGCCCTCGTCTACGACCCGCGATATCATACGTTTGAGTCTTGGGCTGCGTTGATGTGTGAACTGTACGCTGCGCAGCAGTTAGAGGTTCCGACTCAGTTTACGGATTGGAGAACTTGGGGTAATGGAATCAATGCGATTGACGTGTTCTCCAACGAAGCAATCCCGCACACAGACAAATACGACAACTGGTACGACTGGGCCGAGGCCCTACTCGGAATAGTTAACCCGGCAAGTGGCTGATGGAAACCAAAGAACTGATCAAGCAAACCAAGGATTTCATGAAGCAGCACGACTTGAATGCTGCGGAAATGAAGCTCCTCGGTGAATTGGCTGTTGACGCGATCGGCAGCAATGAGGCTTACCAGCAGTTTCGCGAGGTGGTGATCGAGGCTGGGTTCATGACTGATCAAGAACTCCCGGAAGAGAAGAACTACATGGTCCTGATGGCACTTGGGACGATGGGCGAACTTGCGGGAGAGAAGTAATGGTTTACGACCCAAGATTGTTTGAGGGACAGTACGAAGAAGGTCAACGCGAAGAGCCTGCGCAAAGGGAAGCAAGGGTAGCGTATTGGAATTCTCCAGAGGGGAAGTTGGCGCTCAGGGCGCAAGAACTTTCTGGTGATTATGGAGATGTCCGGGGCGTTGATCCAAAAAATGTTCCAGCAATTGAGAACATCCTCAAACAGATTGGTAATGAGAACGTCGCAACGAAGGCGATGGCCGCCACGTTAGCGCAGAAGTACGGAATCAGCGACCTCAATCAGGTTGAGTCACGGCCAAAGGTCATCCCTGCTTACACAGAATCTGGCGGTAGCGACGAGTCTTTCTACTCCAAAGAGCACCCAGAACAGACCGTCAACGAGTGGTACAACAAAACCACCGGTCAAGTAATTCCTCAATCGTTTGCCACTTACGATGATGGCAAAGCGACTTACTTCTTCGGTCTTGATAGGACGCCTGAAGGTAATCTGACGTTCAATCAACCTCGTGAGCCCAACGCTCGGGCGACGGGAATGAAGAACGAGGCCATGATGGCTTTGGCCATAGCCAGTCTGGTGTTCGATTGGTCTGGCCAGACGGGTTACGCCATTCTTGGCGCTGGCGATGCCGTAGCGGGGGCTATAGCAGCCGGAGAGATGGCGGCTGGCATATCTGCAGCCACCGGGATCACTGTCGGCGCTAACGCTATTGCGACCGGGATTGGTGCGGCAGCAGTTAACACAGCCTCTACATACTTAGCAACCGGGGATCCGGGCGCTGCGTTTTCTGCTGGTGCTACGGCGCTTGTGGGTACCGTAGGGGGATCTGCTGCGGGTTTAACAGCAGGCGCTGCGTTGACTTCTGCTGGGGTAAACCCTGCGTTGGCTTCGTACCTTTCAGCGGCCATTCAAGGTGCTACAAGCACGGCCCTTACTGGTGGTGAGGTTGATGTCTCCAATATGCTCAGGGGCGCACTGGGGGCTGCCGCTGGCGCTGGCGTATCAAACGCCGTAATTGGGACTCTTGGGGCTGATGCTGCCAAAGGACTTGGTGTTGCTGCTCAGACTTTCTTTACTACCGGAGATGCGCAGGCGGCAATTCAAAGTGGATTGATGTCTGGTGTTGGGTCGCTGATTAACCCAAACAGGACCGTTCCTGCGACGTACAGACCGCC